AGCGCCCATCCTGAACGACCAGTTGCGGCATGACGGCAACGAGCGTCATCGGCATCGGGCGATCCTTGACGACGACAACCTGCATCGTCTTTTCGTAGTCGCCAGGCCATTCGATCTCGGCGTCGCCAGTGAACGGCTCGGGCGCGCTGCCCATCGGCACAGCCGGCGTGCGATATCGAATCTCGGTCAGGTTGTCGTCGTCAGGCCCGGCCCGGCCGCCGAGCGAGTTGTATAGCCGTAGCGTCACCACGTTCGCGCGCCGCGTCTTGCCTTGTGCGCTGCCGGTGGCAGAGCCGCCTTCAAGGTCCATCGTCTCCAGGATTCCGTCGCAAGGCAGCCCGACCTGAACGACCGACGCCGCGAGTTGCAGCGTGATAGCGCCGCTTGCCACCGTCCGATTGGGATGGCGAGCACCATCGGCCAGAACCCACACCTCTTCGCCCTCTAGGTGGCCCAGCCCGCTGATCGTCGTCGCCGGGGCCCCGTCGTAGGTAAGCATCATGTCGGCGTACTTCCAATCCTCCTGCGCCGTGTCCTCGTCGGCGTCGTCGGCGAGGTAGGCGATATAGCGTTTCGTCGACCCGTTGATCGTGTAGCGCACGATCAGCCAGAGATCGTCCCGGGTGCCGTCTGGCGAGGGGATGCACTCGACGCACTCGACGACGCCGCCATCGAACAGATGCCGATGCCAGCAGAAGACTTCCTGCTCGCGGCTGAACGTCATCCCGGCCAGCACACCATCGGAGCGCACGCACCACAGCACCGACCACGGCTCCTGTTGGTAGGCCATGTCCACGACCCCGGGCTTGAGAATGTGGCGCGAGTAGGCGCACAAGTCAGGCGACTCGAAGCCGTCCTCCGTGATTTGGAACTTCATCGCCCTTGCCTTCACGCCCGAGGACTGCATGAACAGCGTCTCGCTGCCGACCCGCTGTGGGTTCACGCTGCTTGAGCCGTAGGTGCTCTGGCGTTTGGCCTCGCAGTTCGCCGGGCCGAAGGCTTCGGTCGTTGTCGCCTTGCTGATCGCCCACTCGTCTCCCACCGTGCCCACCAGCAGCACATCGCCCGGGGACAGCCACTGAATCGAGTTGTTGCGGTCGCTGGACAGCGTGCGCTCGAACCCGGCGTCTGCCGTGATCTGGCCGTCGATCTCGGTGGCGAAGTTCTCGAAGTCGCCAGACACCGAGAACCACAAAGTTTCGTCGCGCGCGAACACCAGCCGCTCCCGAAAGAACGTGCACGCGGTCGGGTAGCCGTCCGTCGCGTTCCATGCCTGGAAGTTCCATCGCGTCGTTGGATTCCCAGCCCCGACAGCGCCGGCTGGCAGTTGCGAAATCACTGTGCCAGTTACGACCGTGGCGCTGCTGTAGCCAGTGACCTTGATCCAGCCATAGCCGGGATCGTCAAATTGCCATTGCACGGCCCCGTCGCCGTCATAGGCAGCGCCTGTGGAGTGCGTCGGCTTCACACTGCCAGTCGTGGCCGCGTTCAGCGCCGAATAGTTCTTGCCATCCGATCGGCGGATGTCGCCGATGATCACCGCCTTGCCGGCCTCCCACTGCTCGACATCGCGCACGTCCTTCTCGGTGAGCTTGATGTATTGGCCGACATGGGCCGTAGTGAATACCGCGGCCGATGCGGTGAGCGTGACGCCAGAGCCTGTCTTCGCGCTAGCGTAGATCGTCGTCGTCGTGGTGTTCTCGTCCTTGAACGGCGGTGGCGAGAAGTCCACTGCATCGAGCGTCCAGCGAGTGCCGGAGTAGCGCGAGAGCTTGCGCGGCGCATAGTCAGGATGGACCAGATAGACCACATCCCCTGTCTGCACGGCACGCAGCGCGAACGTGCCGTCTGCGTTGGTCAAGTCGGCCCCCGCAAACGGCGACGGAATCTCATAGGTGGTCCCGGTCAGCGGGTGCCAGTAGGTCGCGTTCGGCGGCTGGTTACCGGTCGTCGCGGCCTTGCAGTAGTAGTTCACGCCCAAGCGCGAGGCCAGGTCGCCAGGCACATAGGCCGTACCGCCGTTGTATGCGACCACACCAGAGGCGACGACCTCGGCCCGGTTGTACTTGAAGCGGATGTATTGGTCGCCGACCTCTAAGATGTAGCTGTCAGTGGCCGAGAACTCGAACCGAAGGAGCCATGTCCTATTGGCGCTCGTCTTGACCGCGCCGACGTAGATCGTGCCGGCTCGGGCGAATGCCGGACCCTCGACGCTGGACAGGAAATTGACGAGACGCTTGCACCCGGCGGCGTACTTGGAAACGTCAACGCGGCCAGACATCAGGGGCGAGAGTTCGCCCCCGTTGAACGCCGTTTGTATCGGCGTGCTCTTTGCCACGCCCTCAACCCTCGGTGCCTAGCGTCATTGCGCGCACCCAGGACGAATCTGGCACGCGCTGCGGCGGGCGTTCGATCGCATTCGCGCGCCGCGCCTGGCGTACCGCATCCTTGTACTCGACCCATGCCTGCTCGCGCTTGCCCAGGTTCTGCGTCAGCGATTCGACGCTGTTTGCGGCCAGACGACATGCCAGCGCTTCGGCAAAAAGGGCCGGAAACAGACCTGGGTTCGTCACCCGTCGCACGTAGCGCAGTTGCAGCGGAGATGCCTGGTCGGTGAGGATGGCAGGAGTGTCGTCGATGCTCTCGAACTCGAACAGCGCGCCATCCGGGCCAGAGTCGTAGAACGACCAGTCGTCGCCTACCTGCACCGCCTTGATGAAGTCCGATGGCAGCGGGTAGGCGTAGCCCCAGCCGAATGCAGGCGCTGTGGAACTGGCCGGGATCTCCACGCGCGTGACGCCGAACGACCACGGATGCGCTGCCAGTTCAGCGTCGCGCATCATGTCGAAGATGGCGGCGAGCAAGCCCGCCTGTTTCGATCCGTCCGACAGGCTGGTGATGCGCGCCGCGCCGACCTTGGTCAGCGCCAGATTGCAAATCTGGACGGTGGACGACATCAGCCCTTGCTCTGGTCGGCGCGGGCGTACAGCCCGGACGGAGATCCGCCGGCAACCAAAGCCCTGATGCGACCTGGAGGAAGCTCAAAAGCCACAAGCCCGACCGCTGTCAGCGCCGTCGCGGCGGTGAGATAGGTCGTCGCATCAGGCCCCAGGTACTGAAGCGTGATGGTCGCGCCTCCTACCGTCCCGGCGAGAGAAAACACGCCCCGCCCGCCGTCCCACTGCACCGCCGAGCCGGTCGCGGCTTCGTTGTTCAAGAGAGTCGGCATGGAGTCCCCTTCAGGCCGGCGGCCAAGTGTCTTCCTTGATCCGCGCTTCGAGCTGTTCGAGGCACTTCAAAACCTCGCCCTGCGTCAGCCCGGTCGCGGTGTAGGTGATGCGGACCTCGACATCGGCCGCAGACACGGTGGATGCCGCCTCGACTGCCGCCGTCTTGTCCTGGCCGAGATAGATGCTGTAGTAACGATTCGCCATCGCTGGCCCCCTACGAGACGAGGCGGCCTGCCATCAGACAAGCCGCCCCGAAGTTCACTTGGAAAGCCGGTCAGCGCGCGACGTAGACACGCACCAGAGCCGTACCCGCCGTTGCGTCCATGTCGGCCGTCAGGGTCAGAGTCACGTCGTACTCCTTGCCCGGGTCGCTCGACAGGCCAAGGCAGTCCCACACCGCCTTTTCGCCGTTGGTGATCAGCCCGCCGGCCGCGCCCGACTCGAACGTCACATCCGAATCGATCGCGCCCGTATGCAGATCCACTGCGCTGGCGAAGAAGTCGGCATCTACCACGGTGCCGCCGTTGCTGTGGGTCAGTAGGTCGTACAGCCCCAGGTCGGCGGTGACGGTCGTGCCGATGTCGGCCAGGGTCGTGAGCCGGATTCGGTCGACGTAATCCGACGATCGGATTTTGCCGATGCGGTAGGTCGAGCCCGTGGACTTGGCAGCTGTAAGCGTGACCAAGCCATTGACCGCGCGGACGATGTTCCCGCCCTCCACGCCGATGTTGTTGATGACCCGCGGAGTCGCGTTGCTGTTCGTGACCGCGGTGCTCTTGATTGCTTCGGTAGCCATTGCATGAACTCCTGTTCAGTTGCGGTCAGCGGATCAGGCTTCGCTGCACTTGATTTCGATGACCTTCTTCGCGTCCCTGCGGACGCAGCCGAAGTGGCCCTCGCCGTAGACTTGCCACGGCTGGCCGCGCAGATCAACGCGCTGGTTCACGGTGGTTTTCATCCCGCCGTCCCAGGTCGCAAACGCCATGCCCTTGGAGGTGAAGAACGGCACCCGGCGGTAGCTGTTGGCGTCGGTCAGCAGGCGATTGCTGATGACCCAGTTGATGCCCATGAACCCGGACGCGACCATCGTCCCGCGGTCGATGATCATCTTCGCCGTGAAGTCCGACGACGTGACCTCGATCTCGTTCATGAGGTTGCGCTCCTGCTTCGGCGAAATCACGCAATGGATTTGCTCGCCATCCATGACCTCGTTCTCGCGCAGGATCTGCAGCGCGTTCTGCACCTTCTCGACGTTCATGCCGCTGGTCGTGCCTCCGGTGTTGACGCTGACCTGGAAGCCCGAGGCGAAGCTGTCGGTCGTGCCGGCGGACTCGCCCAGCAGCCGATCGGCGAAGAAGGCGCGAATCGCCTCGTCGTCCATCTTGCGATTGATCGCGCCGACAACCCCTTGCACGTACTGCGACTGCGGGTTCGCGTTCATCTGCATCTGCTCGATGCTGTCGAAAGGGATCGCCTTGTCGAAGTGCCGCGGGTAGACCCAGGGGCGGTTGTGCGTGACCGCAGCGAAGACGATCGAGTCGTACAGCGCCGAGCGCTCGTCGGCCTCGAATGCGTCGATCTGATTGACGACCGTCGCGCTCTTGCCCACCGCCGACATGGGCGTGAACAGGCTTGCAACGCGGGGGGTGAGTTGCTGGGCGAGCAGCTCGACGGCGGTAGCGTACTGCTGGCTGTAGAAGGCATTGGAACCGGTGGCCATGATTGGCGCTCCTAGTCAGGTTGGACGTGTTCGTGTCGCCTGGCTTGTCCGTTTCCGGGGCCTCGCTTGCGCGTGTCGTGCGCCGCCCGGCGCGTCTTCCCGCGCCGCCATCGGGGCCGTTGCGGCTTGTCCGATGGGCGGTACTGTGGTCCGCGAGAAGCGGAACGGATTCCTATTGATGCACGGACGCAATGACGCGGTCGAGCTTCTGCAGCTCGGCCCACTGCGCCGAGTTCGGATTCATCGCCCTGGACCGCCAGTCGGCGTCGGCCATGAGCTGCTTGCGCTTGGCCGATGCGCCCTCGGGCGTCATGCCGAACGAGCCCACGTCGCCGATGCCCTCGACGCCGTGCTCGCGCAGCATGTCGCCGACCTGGGCGAGAGCCTTCATGGTCTTGGAGAAGCCGGCGACCTTTTCCATCGCGTCGATCGCGCCCTCGTCGAGCCCGAGATGCACGGCCGCACGGCGGGCCAGTTCCTTGCGCGCGCCAGCGTCCGGGCCAGTGCCCCAATCCTTTGACAGCGCCGCATGCTCGGCCTCTAGCGCCGCCTGCTCGGCGGCAAACTGCGCAGAGGTCGCAGCACCGCCCTGCTCGGAGTACCAAGCGGCCAGCATCTGCGCCTGGCCGGCGGTAAGGTTCGCCTTGTGGAACACCTCGGCCGCGGCCTGGGCGAACTTCGGATCGGCGCCATCTGCTGGCTTGATGCCGTAGCCGTCAGGGCCTTGCGGCTTGCCCAGCTTCGTCCAAACCTGCGCCCACTCCGGCGCGTCTGCCGTCGTGGGAATCGTGATCGTGCGTCCTGCGCGGTCGGCGCCAAGCAACTTTTCGAGTTCGCGGTGTCCCTTGACGGCATCGACGGCGCCGGCCCATGCCTTGTTCTGGACGTGGCCCACCATATCGGCGTCGGCGTCGGCTGGCAGCCAGGAGATACCGTGGCCTTGCGTCGTGGCAGTAGCCGTAGTGGTGGTAGCCGCGGTCGCGGTCGTTGTCGCGTCACTCATCGTTTCCCCTTTGTGAGATGCGTTCAATCTGATCGGATGTGAGGTTGCACAGGGCGGTAATGCGGTTGAAGACATCGCGGCGCCCCTCCGCGAATGCCATCGCCAGCGCGTCGCTTTGCTGCGTCACCTGGGATACCTTGAGCGTCGGCCGGCTCACGTAGCAGTAGCGCGCCAGGTCGCGCAGCACGATCTCGCCCGGCGGCTTCAACTCGCCCGGCCGCGTCGCGCGCCAGAAGGCCCACCACGGGGCCGCGTCCACCGTTGGCAGCGCTCGCAGCGTGAAAAGGGCTTGATACGACGCCGAACGAAGATGCAGCCGCGCACGCACGCGCTCAGCCATCCCCGCCATCAGCCGCCCAAACCTGGCTGTAGCCCGCCGGAAGCCTGCAGCTTGGCGAGATTCGCCGCCGTCTGCGACACCATCGGCGCGGCTTGCAGCAGTTGGGCCGTCTGCGCATCGGTTGCCCGTTGCTGCTTCATGGCCGCCAACGCCTCGGCGTCACGGATGCAGTGCGCCGGAACCCCGTTGATGTCGGCCAACTCGCGCGCCATCTCAGGCAGATCGAATGCGTCGAGCACCGACGCATCGACCTGGGCCATCGGCGTGATCGACTCCAGCGTGCGCGTGATGGCGATTGCCTCGCTCGAACGCATCGCCCGGCGCATCGGGCTGGTGAATTCGATCTTGTATTCGCCCTGAGCCTCGATCAGTTCGGGCGGCATCTGGTCGATCTGCCCGGCGTGCACCAGCAGATCGATCTCGCGCTCGGTGACTGGCGAGAAGAACTCGCTTTCGTAGCGCCCGACGATCGGCGCCATGATGACGGCGCGCTCGTTGAGCAGTTCGATGGTCTGCGTCGCCGTCATGTTCGGGTGCTCTATCAGCACCCGGAACACATCCATCATGAAAGCTCCGGCGATGATGTCGCGCTCGCGGTCCATCATGTCAAGGCCGATGTCCACCCTGGCGTTAGTGATCAGCGGCTTGACCAGTTCATTGCCCTGGCTGTCGAGCGCGCCCATGTTCACGGCGCCAGGCACCTGCGAGAACGCAGACAAGATGCCGTCCTCGCTCGCCAGCAGCGGCGGATCGACGACCTTCTGACCAGCCTGCAGCAGCGTTTTTTTCTGGACGTTGAGCACCTTGATCGACGGCAGAGCCAGCCATGCCGGCCCGCGCCCGTAGACCTCGCTCGGGCTCGTCATGTACCGATGGATGCCGAACGGCCAACAGCGGAAGCCGCCCTCGTCCAGCACATGCTTCTGGTCGGCGATGTAGTAGACCGACGCGATCGGCAACCCACGATTGCCGGTAGCGCCGGGCTCGAAGTCCTCGCGCGGGCCGACGAAGTGCGACACCTCGATCATCTCGTCGGGGCGGTCGCGCAGCCGCTCGCGCAGCTTGTCGTTCAGCCCGTTCGGCCACTTCTGCGCGATCTGGCGAACGGACCACTTGAAACAGCGATAGAGCGTGTCGACCTTGCCGTCAGCGCCTTCGATGATGTAGGTCTGCGAAAGGGGCAGCGCCTTGTAGCGCAGGGTCCGCTTCTCGATGTTCTCGTCGACGAACATCAACCCGGTGCCGAAACAGAACGACGACAGGCCAACCTCGGACATCTGCGATTCAAACGCGGCGCGCGGCGAGTAGCGGGCGGCAAAGATGCGATTGGTCAGGTCGTCCATCCACACCCGCACAGACTGCACGCGGTTGAGCGCGGCATTCGTAGTCGTGATGCGCTGATACTGCTGATTACTCGGCCAGGCGAAGGACGCAATCGCGCTGATGGCCTTTTGCGCCGACAGTGCCGGCGTCGGGTCGAACATCTTTTCGGTGCGCCTAGCGCCCGGCGTCTGCTGAACCGTGAAGTCGGCGGCGCTGGGCCAAACGCGCTCGGCGATCTCCTGCCAAACGGACTCGAAGTTCGCGCGGTCGTTCTTCGCCCGCTCGAAGCGGCGCATCAGCGCTTCGTAGTCCATCAGGCGCCGAGCAGCGTCTTCGATGCCGTCAGCGGCGCCGCCGCGTCGGGCTGGCTCAGGATCGACGACGCGCGACCGCGGCGGCGGCGCAGCAGGTCGGCTTGCTCCTGCTGCTTGGCTGCGGTGTCCTCGATGACCGGAGGCGGCGGCAGCGGCGCAGGTCCAGCGGCGCGCGGGGCGAGAAACGACATGCGGTCGGCACTCCGAAAAGTGCCGGCATGCTGGCGCCGCAGCGCCGGAACGGATTCCTAGCCGAGTACGCTGTAGTCGGTGATCGACTGCCGCGCTCTTGCGAGGCTGCTGCGCGCTGTCGCCATGTCGGTGCGCTGCACCGGAGCTGCGAAGGTCAGCGCCAGCGCGTCGCCGTTGTCAGGACTGGCGATGCCGCGGCGCTTCATGTCCTCTTTCTTCTCAAGGAGAATGCGCGAGGCGGTGTCGAAGTGGTACTCCGGCCCGATCAGGTCGTCGCGCAGCTCCGGGTCCGCATCAATCGTGCCGATGTCGAGCCAGTCGCGCATCGCGCCCCACATCTCGGCGCGCTTGTTGGCGTACTTGCGCGATTCCTTGGCCTCAGACCCGAAGTTGATCTCGGTGATGCGAAAGTTCTGCGACTTGAGCACGTCCACCACGCCACCGCCTACCCCGCCGCCGTCGATGAACACGGCTTCCGGTTTGTAGCGGTCGATGGCCTCTGCGACCTTCCCGGCGCTAAATACCGTATCCATGCCGCGCCACTTGATTGGCGGGATCACACGGCCGTCGCGCCCCTTGCGCCCTCGGATCACGCTCTGGTCGTCGCCGAACCTGGCGATGTCAACGCCAAGGATCATTGGCGAGCCAGGATCAAGCGCGCTGAGTTGGCGTGTCTGCGCGGTTTCTACCGCCTCGCTGCTGATGAACTGCATGACCGATTGCGCCGGGAACATGCCGCGAACGCGAACGCGAACGATGTCGGAATCCTCGCCGTGCGTCTCTACCAGCTCGTCGAGGTAGGCGAGATTCGTGCCCTCGACGGTGCGGCTGTCGATCTGTCTCGTCTTCCACAGATGGCGATACTTACCGAAGCACTCACGGAATCGGCCCGTCGCCTGCGTCGGGTTCCCGAACGCGAGCCATATGATTTCGGTGTCAGCGTCAGTCAGCGCGCCCTCGGCCACCTCCCATACCTTGTCGGCGATCTTCGATGCTTCATCGAACACAAGGATGATGCGCTTGCCCTCGTTGTGCAGGCCGGCGAACGCCTCGGTGTTGTTCTCGCTCCACGGCGTCGCATCGGCGCGCCAGGACTTCTCGTGAAACTTCTCGTAGAGCGCCGTCGCCGGGATCGACCACCATTCTGCGTTGTTGCCCAACTTGGCCCACTTGGACACCTCGGGCCACGTCTTTGTGCGAAGCTGCAGATCGGTGTTCGCCGTTACGACGGCGCGCGCTTCCGGCATCGTCGACATGCCCCAATGCAGCACCATGGCAATAAATGCCGATTTCCCGATGCCGTGACCGGAGGCAACAGCCATGCGCAGCGGCGTGCAGCGCGTCGCTTCGTTGCTCAGGTGCGCGCCGATAACGCCCAGGGCCTCGCGCTGCCACACCCTTGGACCGGCGTGCTTGGCAAGCACGCCCTGCCCCCACGGGTAGGTGTCGCAGACGAAGCCTACAGGGTCGGCGGCGTACGCCTCAACCTCGTCGGCGAGTGGGTCAATCTTTGCCGGCAAGCCGTCGTTCCCTGCGCTCGCGCATTTGGGCGGCCCGGTCTATCAGGTCGAGCGAGCCGTCGATGGTCGTCGGCAGAACCTTGGCGATCAGCGCCAGGAACGGCGCCGGATTCTTCTTGCGCGCCTGCCGCAGCAGGTACTCCTGACCTCCTGCGTCGTCGAGCGCGCCGAGGATCATGTCTTTCAGGGCCTTGGTGACCTTGTTCGGGCAACCCTTGCGGCTCCCGCGCTTGGTCGGCGGTTTTCGGGTACTTTTCGACACTGTGGTCATGGCACCTCCGCAACGGCGCGCCGCACATACTTGCGCTTGACCGGCTTGACAGCGGGTTGCGGGGCAGGTGGCCAGGCCGGCAACGTCTGTAGCCTCGGGCCGGTGTCGTGCGAGCGGTGGTCCCTGCGCCCATCACGCCGATGTCCGCGCAGCACCTCTGCCAGCGGCAGATCGGCGCGTGAGCGCTGTAGGGTCTCGCACCACAGTGCGATCATCTGTTCGCCGCGCCAGTGCAGCGGTTGGACCCCGCTGGCGTAGTGGCGCACCATGCGGACGGTCAGCACGGACTGCGTTGCCAGACCGATGTCGTTGTATGACAAGCCGCGATCGCACATCTGCTCGATCATGGCTGCCCAGTCCGGGCTTTGCTGTTGCGGTTTCATGCCTGCGCCTCTGTCAGCCGCCTGATCGTGAGCGACAGCGCGGCGAGCTCGTCCATCTTGCGGACCCTCCAGAATGCTTTTGTGCCGTGCCAGCCGTTGTGCCCGCGGTGGCATTCGTGGCAGAGCGCTACCGTGGTGAAGTGGTCGCCCTGCTGGATGTGATGGGCCTCAGTCGGGCCTGGCGCGTCGCATAGGCTGCAGGCGAGGGTTCTCATGGCAGGAAACCGATTCGCGGCTTCGGCCGCTTGGCAACCGGCTTGCCGGTGACTTCCTCGACCACGGCGTGCAGCCGCTCGATCACGTCATCTTCGGGCTCTGATGGCAGCGTCGTCGCTTGGCCGGTCATGTGGACGGAGTAGCTGTATTCGCCGTCAACTTCGCCTTCGTTGTGGGCTTTGCGGGTTCTCATATGCCTGCCACTCGGTATGCCACGCGGCGAAGCTCCGTCTGCTCGCCTGGCGCTGGCGCTCATCGCTGGCTCGCCTTCGCCAGATCCGCGCGCAGCACGTCGTCGGCTGCCTTCATCCTGCGGGCCAGCTTCTCGGCCTTCTTGCGGTCCACCTCTGCATTCCAGGCGGCCACCTCGGGGTCCACAGGCGCGGCAGGCACGGCGCCGGCCTCGACCTTCTGCATCATGTCTTTGAACAGTGCGGCGCCATCGACAGCGCGGTTCAGCATTTCCATGTCTTCGCTCTCCAAGGTTGTGGCCGGTTTTCACGGGCTGGCCGCCGCTGGCTCGCGCGGGCGACGCGCATCAGATGGCCCCAACCGTGACCAGCACCTGCCCGCCGGGCACGGTGCCGTCGCCGAGTTCAGCGCCGAGTGCCCAGCGGTTGTCATCGACGCGCAGCACGTCGGCCAGCCCGTCAAGCCCTGACTTCATCGAGGCGATGAGGTTGTCGAGGTCGCGGCGGCGCCGGTCGGGAGCGACGAAGGTCATATGCACCCGGAGGCGCTCGGCCGGTATCGGCGTGGCGCCCTGGCTGCGAGCGGTGAGTGCGCAGAGGGATCTGTAGGACTGCTTTGCCTTGGCAAGTTCTCGCCAGTGACCGCGGCTGTTCGGAGACAACCGACGGTCTGGCCACGGCAGCGTGAGTAAGATCATTGCGTCTTAATCGTTATGCGCCCGCACGGGTGAACAAGGGCCGCGGCAAGCCGCGTTTTATGCGTTGACATCGCGGATCTGAGACGCGAGTTACCAGCCCTTGCGCACTCGTGCGGGCGCTCGTCATTGCGTTTCGATCCCCGCCTGCGCCGCCCACGCGATCGTCCATTCCAACAGCTCAGAGCACTCCGCAACGCTGAGTTTCGATGTCGGCCGCCACACGATGTCGACGCCATGCCCGTCCAGCGCCGGCAGCACTTCGATCGACTCGCCACGCGCCCGCAGCCATGCGGCCGTTACCAGCCGCTTCCATACATCCACGCTGCGCTTCTTGCCGGCCCACTCGACGCTGCGGCTGATGTCGGTCAGCAAAGCGTGCAGCTTGGCGTTCTGCTCCAGGCTGCGGGTTTGATCCTTGACGCTCAGGTGCAGGCGCTGCCCCGCGATCAGGCGAGGCTTCGCCCAGGCCCACAGCGCGGCGAGGCTTTGGTGCGCCTGCTGCGCGCTGTAGAGCGTGACGCTGTGGCTGCTCATGCCGGCGCTCAGCCCTCAATACGACTCGTCTTCGTGCATGTCGCACTGCGTCAGGCCGGCGCCACCCGGCGCGGGCGTGCCGGCCAGCACGCGGCGCACTTCCTCGATCACGAAGCGCCCAGACCACGCCTTGCCCTTCTCGCCTGCGTCGATGCGGTTGTTCTTGTCCACCATGCCAAGCACGAACAAAGCATCGTCCAGATGGGCGCGAAGGCGCTCAATCTTTGCAATCGGATCGCGGAATCGCTCCGGCGCCAGACCGTATTTCGCTGAAGCGCAAACCAAGCACTCCTTCGTCGTCAAGCCATGCTCACACTTTCCAGGCATCGTCTTTCTCTCCTTGCACTGCGGGCCACTCAGGCACGCGGTGCGGCTTGCAAAGCATCGGCGGCACTCGCACCATCACGCCAGCCCCTCGATTGCCTCGCGCACGGGACGCTCCTGCGCCGGTACGCCGCGGTAATCGGCGACAGGCAGCCAGCCATCGCACGTCTCGGCGCTCCAGTTGTTCTGAGATGTGCTGTAGATCCCGAGCGCACGGCCTGGCACATCCGGCGCCACGAATCGAGCGCAGCCTGCTGACCGGCTGCAGTAGCAGTGCGGGACGCAGCGCGACACGTCCAGCGGGATGAGCAGGTACTTATCGGCGCGGTAGGTCATACGATTCCCCTGCGCTGGGCTTCGAGAATGCACATCGCGCGGTTATGAACCCCGAACTTCAGCCGGACCTGATCCGCATGTCTGGAGGCTGTATGGAAGCTGATACCCATGCGGTCTGCTACCTGCTTAATCATGAGTCCCTGCGCTAGCAGACGAGCCGCTTCCAGCTCGCGCGGGGTCAGAGCGTCGTCGTGGTGGGCGCGCTTGCGCGTCATGCTTGCTCAATTTGGTTGGGCAACAACCCGCCACCGCGAGCCGTGCTTTACTAGCGGCTTGCCATATTCGAGACGGCCATCCTTGCGCATAGCCAGCATGCGTCTCTCGATCAACCGCCACGGCTGCGATGGCGACAAGGGTCTGGCAATATCCTCCAGCCGTGAACTGTTCGTCGGGTGTCCTCGGTCGGCGCGGATGTGCGCGCAGATTGCGTCGTCCAGCACTTGGTACTTGTTCTCACTCGTCATGCCGCCGCCCTCGGTTTGTGCGCCGAGCAGTGCTGCGGCACTTTGGAGAAGTCACGCCCGATCTCTGCCCGCGAGCGGCTGCTAGACAGGCCGGCAGCCTGGGCCATGAGGCACCAGCCGCTGCGGTAGTGGTGGCAGGCGGTGCAGGTCACGCGCTCGTCGCTCATGCAGCCTCGGCGAGTCGAAACTGAAACACCTGGGCCAGTTGCTTTGCGGCGCCTGTAACCCTGCGATTGCGATATGAAGCGTTGCGCTCGGCATTTGTTTGCCGCTGGGGCTTGGGCTCGTCTTTGGCTGACCCGATCGCGTACATTGCGATTCGCTGGCACGACGCTGGGGTTTCCCAATCGGCGATGCGGACCATCTTGATCGCCCGGCAGTGCTTCACCAGTTTGGCGACACTGGTGCGGGTGATGCCGCAGATGTCGACCAGCTCGCTAATGCTGTGCGGCCCTTCGATCAGCGCGCGCATCAGGTGCGACAGCGCGACCAGTTCTGTCCTGAGCGTGTGCCGGCTGACGCGGTGGCGATCTACCTTGTTCGGATTCGGCACACGCGGGCCTGGGCCGAATGCGTAGATTGGCACCAGATCGCCCCAGCCGCGCCGGTTGTCCGTCCAGCGGATCTCGTGCACCAAGCCAAGATCGGCCATCCGCCACATGATCGAGGCTGCAGTGGCATCAATCACGCCGACGTTGGCCGCAACACTCTGCGCCGTCTGCTGACGCATGCGAACGGCGTTGAGCATGTCGACGTAGCCGCTCAGGCACAAGCGTTTGCCTTGTCGTAGGTGCGGCTTGTTGTTCATCATGTTCCCGTCCTAATGCTCGCGCTCACCGTTGACAGACGCTGCCTCACCGCCGCCAGAGCCGCGTCCGATGCCGCGCGCTGCTCTGGCGTCAGTCGCTGCGATGCGAGGTAGGCGGCTGACTTAGCGGCCTCGTTGCTCGGAACCGTGATCGACGGCGCTGGCGGTATCTGGGCCTTCTCCGCAGCGTCCCGGCGCTGGCCCTCGACGGCTCGCAGCAGGTAGGCGAAGCTCGCTTTTCCCTTGCCCACGATCACCGCGGCGGTGTCGGCGAGTTCCTGCGCCGTGATCCCGGCAGCGAGCAGCCGCTGCAGGTCAGGGTGCGACGGGTTCACGTCGGGTATCCCAGCCATGCGAATGGCTCTGCATGCCAGCCCGGCCGCAGTCGGCGCGTTGCCTTCGGGGTTGAAGTCATCGCCGGGCGGGGGCGCTCTTTCCCCGTCCTCGGTCTGAGTCTGGTGTCTGGTGTCTGGTGTCTGGTTAGGTTGATCGTTCGTTGCACGATTCGTGCTCGGTTCGTTGCGCGTTCGTGCTACCTTTCGTTTGGCTTCTCGTTCCTGCGCTATGGCACGGTTCGTTTCTGCTTGCTGGCACGCCTTGGCTATTTCAGCGTCCGCCCTGTCGTTGACGAGTCCTGCGTCAGTCGTGCGCCAGAACTGCGACGCGATGGCGTCGATCGCCTCGCGCTCCGCCCTGTCCTGAGCCCTGAGCATCCGATGCAGCGCCTTGCCTGTCGGCAGGGGCTTCTCGGTGGCGTAGTAGTGCTGCAGCATCAGCAGGTAGGCGCCGTGCTCGGTGACAGACAGGTGCGCGGTGTCGCGCTGGTAGTCGCCGATGTAGAGTTTGAAGAAGTTCATGCGGACCGCCATTCGCGTTCCTGTCGCCCGGCGTCGCTAGTCACTGTCTGCCCAGTGGGCTCGATCAGCCCCTGGTGCTCAAGTTCAGGCAACCTGCGGCAGACCTGCACGCCAGACAGGTTCGTGCGCCGCGCCAGCGCGTCCTTTCCGGCCGGGCCGTCCACCCGCAGCGATCCGAGAATCAGCAGCCGGTGCCGAACGCTCAGGCTCGCTGCCTCTGCGGCCGCCGCGTGGCTTGTCGGTTGGTCCAGGCGCCGCGCCAGCGGAAGATCGAGCTGCATCGCGTCAGACCCCGTGCCCGTCGAGCGTCGCGCCCAGCGGCAACTTTGCGAACCCGATCGGCGGCTCGCTCGGTGCGCGCTGCCACCGCGCCGTCATCCCGTCGAATCCTGGGCAGACTGTTGCCTGCCCGGTGAATGGCGCCGGCTCAGGTCGCGGCGGCTTCTGGCACGGATTGCGCACGACGGCATTGCGGCCGAATGTCGGCGCTACAGCCGTCGCCACGCCGTAGCGCAGCGGGTGCGGGCTCAGGCGCTTGACGAGCCCGCGCCGGTTCAAATGGGCGATGGCCCGCGTGAGCTGCTTGCGCTCCAGGCCCATGCGCAGGCACAGATCGTCGGCCAGCGCACCGGCAGGGCCAGCGGCCGAGATCAGCTTGAACAGGCGCGCGGCATGGCTGTGCGGCGTCATTCCGATCCCCCCCAAATTGACGAGGCACCTTGTGCCCCACGGTTCTCGTCGCTTTCCGGGTCCAGGCGGGATAGATTCGACTTCATGTAGTCCATGACGTACTGCTCAAGGGCCTGTCTCACGACATAGCCGATGCTGCGATCCTCGCGCGCTGCGATGAGCAGGATGCTCGCGTGCAGAGAGTCGGGCAGCCTGACGTGCGGCAGCGTGGCGATGCATTTTTCGGCGACCACTCATGCACCCAAAATCGAAGATAGAAAGCCCCCGCCGGCCTGAGCCAGCGGGGGAAAAGCGCGCGGCCAGCGGAGGAGACTTGCCGAGCCCCCGGATAGGCCGGGACCGATGCACGCTGGATGCCTGGGCGCGCGCAGCGGTGCAGCGGATGGTCTGTCGCG